AACCTTGCTTTCGATGCAAGACCAAATACTTTTTCGACTTTATCTGATGTCCGTGATTCGGGTGTATCAATACCCATAATACGAACACGTTCATCTTTCAACCAGATACCAAATCCAAGATCAATGTTCACATCAACAGTATCACCGTCAACCACTTTGATCACCTCTACGTCATACTCATTTACTTTCATAGACTTCTCCATTTTTGTTTTATTATTTTTTTCTTTTCTTCAAAGTCATCACGCACCTTCTGTATTCTCTCAAATAACACTTGATGCCGATAATCATATTTGGATTGCGCAATTTTTTTTGGTCTTATCATTTGAGTGAGATTAACCATAGCAGTAACCAAATTGCACCACCGATAACAGCAAGACAAGCAAGTCCCGCACTTCCGTATATTAAAGTATCTTTAATGAGTTTCTTCTTTGCTTTTTCTTTTTCTTCTTGACGTTTGCGTTCGTTTTCACGCATCATCTTTCTGTTTTCAATGAACTTGCAGTAATCATCCCAAAGTCCGGCTCGTCCATTGTAGATAAACATTTGCTTGACTTCAGCTTCATGCCGCTTGATGTCCTCTAGAGCCCAAAACGCTTCCATATCACCGGATGCCGCATCTTTCTCAAGTTCTGCTTTTGCATCTGCAAGTTTAGTAAGATCTTTGCCCATCTGACCGACGGACTCGACGTGACCCGCAAACTCTTTAATGGCACCGATTGCCTCGTTTGCGATCTGAATTGCCGCGATAGCCTCGAAAATCATGAGTTCTTCCTTTTGTGACTCATGATATAAAAATAGTGAAGGGAATTTCAATCAAATGATTAGAGATACTATTTATAAATATAACACTTGACAAAAGTAGTATTCACTATTATAATCAATGTATCTTCAAAAAAAATCTTAAGGGACAATAATGTTAGACTTAATGACTTCACAGAAGTTTTCTTTAATTATTGAAGGTGTTGTTCAAGATAAAAGAATATCGTATATGGATGCTGTGGTTTGGTGGTGCGAAAAACATGAAATGGAAATAGAAGTTGCGGCAAAACTTTGCAACGGTGTAATAAAAGAAAAATTAAGATATGAAGCGGAGGAATTAAACTTTTTAGAAAAACCTGCTCGTTTACCAATTTAAGGAGAATAACAATGGGCAATTTCTTTAAAAATTTATTTAAGAACGAATTCAAAGAATATGAAACTGAAGTCGCAAGATTACAGATTGAAAATATTGAACTTAAAAAGAAAGTAAAAGAACTTGAGGTCAATTGGTCATATGCGATTAAAAAGATCGAAGAAAAACAAAAAGAAATTGATAACATTTTTCATTGAAATATAAATAAAAAGGGTTGACACCATCCCCTAATTGGTGTAATATAAAGAGATATATTATGAATACGTGGACAAGTTACATACAATCGATACAATTATACAAGGAATATACAGATATGGCAAACTCATTTGCATCCCTCAAAAAGTCACGCAACTCATCACTCGACAAGTTGCTTGAAGAAAGCACCAAACTCACTACCAGTGAAACCAAATCCAACAACGGAGAAGACAATCGTTTCTGGAAACCAACTGTTGATAAAGCAGGTAATGGTTATGCAGTGATTCGTTTTCTTCCTGAAGCAAAAGGTGAGGATCTTCCGTGGGTACGTGTTTTCAATCACGGATTTCAGGGTCCGGGTGGATGGTACATTGAGAACTCTCTCACAACCATTGGTGAAAAAGATCCTGTCTCTGAGTACAACTCAGAACTATGGAACAACGGTACTGATGCAGGTAAGGATCAAGCACGTAAACAGAAACGTCGTTTGAACTACATCTCAAACATTCTCGTCATCAAGGATGGTGCGAATCCAGAAAACGAAGGCAAGGTATTCTTGTATCGTTATGGTAAGAAGATCTGGGATAAGATCAACGATCAAATGCAACCAGAGTTTGAGGACGAAAGTCCAGTCAATCCTTTCGATTTCTGGGAAGGTGCTGACTTCAAACTTAAAATTCGTCAAGTTGAAGGATATCGCAACTATGACAAATCGGAGTTCGATGCACCTAGTGCATTGTTCGATGGTGACGACGATGCATTGGAACGTGTCTACGAATCAATCTTCTCTCTCAACGAATTCGTAGATCGTTCTCAATTCAAGTCGTATGCCGAATTGAAAGACCGTCTCAATAAAGTATTGGGTCTTTCGTCTGCACCTGTTGCAACGACAACAGCAGAAGACTTTGAGGAAGAAATTCCTTTTGATACTGGTAAGGTTTCTCCTACACCAGTTCGTCAGACTGCAACCACTGCAGAAGACGATGATGATGACCTATCATTCTTTGAACAGTTAGCAAACGATTGATAGACTAAGGGGACGCAATGTCCCCTTTTTTAATAATCCATTCCCATTGTGGATGCCTTTAATGGCATTGGTCCAGTCCAAGTTTTGTTAACATACGTAACTTGTTTATCACCTGCTTTATTGACAGTGGTAACTGCTACTTGACTATTATCAACAGCATTGACATTTGCCGCGGCACTTTCGTTACCTGCTTGGTTTGTTTTAGCACCTGTAGCACCACCTGCACCAGAACCAGTATCAGTTGGTTCAACTTGCTTTTGAATTTTTTCACCTGTTTCGGGATCAATACCTGCCATTGTATACAGGTCTTTCCCTGTATCAGTTTTGAGTATTAAACCACCAAGCAACCCATCTGGATCTGGTAATAGTGTCTGTAATATACCTTCAATTATTTTTGCCATATTAAAGTTATCTAAAAAGGAAGTATCAGTTTCAATTTCGTCTGCACTTGAAAATAGATTTTTAAAAAACGTTTTAATTGAATTATAAACATCCATAAACAATTCAGTAACAGAAAATTCCTTGAGACTTTTTGCCGCATTTTCAAAACCAAATTTTTCCAAAAACCATGCAGGTATATCAATCAATAATAAATCAATTGCGTCGGTAATGCCTTTGATCACACCAAGGATACCCCCCTCAATACCTGCCGCAATTTTTGACATAAACCCACCTTCACCTTCAGTAAACCCATCATAAAATCCTGTAACAAAATCTATGATAGTAAATAAAATTTGTGTAAATGGTCTCATAACAGTTTTTAATAAAAACTCAAAGGGTTTTAGTAGGGGTTTCATAAAACCGAACATTTTACTAAAAAACCCTATAATGCCACTACCTTCATCTGCACTGCCAAAAATTGGTTTGAGGTTATCAAAAATCCCACCGATAAATTTTGCACTGTCGGCAATAAAAGTTTTTATACCTACAAATGCAGTATCTATTCCTTTGCCGACATCTGCAAAACTAGTAGGTATAAATGCTTTGAAAGAAGAGAATCCTGCTTTAATTGATGCCATTAATTCTGGAAATGCTTCCACCAAACCGACATCAAGAGAGTTAAGTAAGTTTTTGATTGATTGGATTGGACTAGCAATAAACTCCAAATCCGACGGTCGTAGTTTTAATGCATCTTTGATAGCACCAATCATATACTTCACTTCTTGGTCTAGCACTGTTCCGACGTTTTCAAAAAACATACTAGCACGTCTGAAAAGTCCAGTGTCCAAGTCTCGCATCACAATCGGTTTGCCATCAATACCTAATCCAAACATTCGATATATGTTTGTCTGCAATTTATCTACAAGTTTTAGATAATCATCTCCTCTCCCAAAATTATCAACAACTTTAGCAAGAGCACCTTCTTTGCCAAAAAACCTAGCAATACTACCAAATGTTTCTTTTGCTGATTTAAAAATTCCGGGGAGTTGTAATGCACGGATTGCTTTATCGAAACCAGACATTTCTGCCGCAAGTGCACCAAGAACAATAGCAAGTCCTGTCATGAATCCTAATGGCATATTCGAAGGATCTTTATTATCCCCTTCTGCATTGGTTGGAGGTTTCGCACCACCATCATTTTTATTACGTTGCTCTTCTAACCAACGTTCATATGCTTCACGTTGAATCGACTGTTGCAATGCAAACTGAGATTCCTGAATGCTGAGAATTTTCCCCAAATGATCAATCATCACTTGAGTTCCCTGTACCGTCGCATCAAAAAGATTAGTTATGACCATATTTAAGTCATTAATACCTTTTTCTTGTGCGACTGCAACCTTGTTGCCTTCCGACAGTTGATTAACTACCGGAAGGTTCGAAGGAGCTTGAGGTGCTCTGGGAGGACTCTTTTTATTGTCTTTTTCTTCTGCCATATACTATTTACTTTTTCTTTTGTGCTACCGCGTCTGAGGCAAAGAAAGCACTGACCAAAACTGCGATTGAGGCAAAGTAAGTCGGAGCGATGTCTGCAATCAAATCTGCCGCAGTGTCTAAACCAAAAGCAGATGTTATGAATATCCCAAATGGATATAGTAATAAACCGAAGAGCGAGAACCATGCCATTTTTCTAATAGCGTCACGTTGATTGTCTTGGTCTTCAAGTTCTTTACGTTTAAATTCCAAATACATCTCCCGTTCTTCTTCACTTACTACTCCATCCCCATTAGTATCTGCGGGATGGTACCCGTTCTTTGTTTCTTCTGACATGAAATCATCCTTTTTGTTTTTCTTCTAGTTCTTTTAAATGCTGTTGTAATAATGTAGCATAGATATCTCGTTCAAAAGGAATCATATTTTCAAGGTCACTTAAACTATATTTATGATGTTGCATCAGTGCAAAGTTCAAAAGATACATATTTGTCAGTGAATCATGCACCAATGCTACGTAAAAAAACCTTGCAGTCCTTCAAGTTTAATTGTCTCTGTCTTTCCACAGTCCTTACATTTCCATTTTACTTCATGCGATAACTTAGGAATCCCATCAAAGAAATCTGTGATTTGTTTGAACTGTGTCTGGTTCAAACCTTCAACCCATTCTTTTAATTCGTGTGCAGTAAAGTCCGTGTATACATTCTCATTATCAAATACAAACTCAATACAAGAAACCATGATGTCAAACGCAGTTTCTTGGTCTGTGATCATATCATTTGCTGATCGCAAGGTAGAAAATGTTGGATACTTCAGTTTAACACCAATATCATCAGTCAACATAATTTTACCATCTGCAATATCACCGACAACTTGAATGTCTTCAAGATTAATTGCAACGTCCGTTCTTGATTGACACTCAGACTTATCTTCATGTGATACTTTGACTTCAATAGTTTCACCTACAGATTTGCCTCGTAACTTGAGGAATAAATACTCTATATCGAATGTAGCAAGTGATCCCACATCTATATCAGATAAAATACAATTCTCTAATAGATTTAGTACTGCATTTGTAATTTCGTTAGCATCTCGTCCCTCCATTGCCATAAGGAGAATCTTTTCCTCCTTGACAAGAAACGGACGGTATTTTATAGTTTCACCAGTAGACGGAATTTTTGTCTGGAACTCTGGTACGGAAAGTGAAGGTAATGACATATTCAACTCCAATAACATTAGGTACTACGTATTACAACTGTCCCGAATATCTTAATGATTTCGTTGAAGACAATATTGATTACGTTGATCACCTCATAATCGTAGACGATGGTTCTGAACCATCGAAACGTGCTTCTCTCTATTTAGACAAACATTCTAAGATATCTTTATACGAAGTGACAAAAGATGTTGGATTTAATTCACATGGATGTCGTAATCTGATTATGAAAGAGTGTCAAACATATTGGTGTGTACTATTAGACATTGATAGAAAATTTATTGTTCCGGATTTAGATTGGCATAATATCAGATCATTAATTGATACTGAGTTATATCATGATTGTTTCTATTCTTTTGCTGTGCATTGTAAACCATCTTTATCTAAAAGTCGAAATGATATTATGTATCCTGAATTTGACCCTGACGATCAAAAATGGAAAAAAATTTCATCTCCAAATGATTTATTAATTAACAAGGATATATTTTGGAGTGTTGGAGGATACGACGAAGAATGTATAGGATTTAGATATGGTGATAGAGAGTTTCATCGTCAAGCAAACGTTTTGTGGGGATGGTCTTGTATGGTAGACGTAGAATTAAAATTTACTAGAGGACCGTCCAAACAGGAAGAACGAATTCCATTATTAAAAATAATAGGAGACTTTGATGAACAAGACGAACAATTTTGCAGGGTGAAAGAAATAATTAAAAAAAGAAGTACATCGGTTTTTAATTTGCAACCGAATAAACCAACCCTAACTTTTCCTTGGAGAAAAGTATTTTAAATTGCGATGTTAACACTGGGTAATGCAGACCGTACCTTTGCAACTACAGATGTCAATCCATTTCCACTCGATGCTGAAATGTTACCAATACCCGGAAGTCTCAGTCCACCGGACACTCCATTAGGTCCAAGATTAATTGAGAACCCAAGACCGAGACCCGGTTGCGATGATCCATAATATTCTGCTCGATAATATTTGTATGCAAATGTAACTGTCATTTTCAACAAAGAATCTTCTTCCCAATTCAATGGTAACGTGCTTATAAAGATGGGGTATGCTTGTTGCAGTTTATGAATTGATGTAATTCCTTTAGCAGAATTATAAGTTTTTACCAATATTGTTCCTGCATAGTCATCAAAATAATTTACATTGAACGATGATCCAGATTTATATGGGTTTGCAGTTTCTTCAAATGCCCCAGTACCTATCATTTTGCCCTGCCAGTTTTCAAAATACTGACGTTCTCTCAGATCTTCTGATAATAAAACCTGCATTGAAATGTCTGGATACGTTTGTCCATATGCAATTTTATTAAAAGGACCAAGACCAGTGGGTCGATTTTCTTTTGTTAGTAAGTTGCGTCCCGGCAAATCGCAATTGGTTGCTCTCAACTCAATAGTGCGTTCGAGATTCGACGAAAGATTTGGTCCCATAACTTGTACCGAAAAATGCGAAGACTTTGCAAATCCCGAAGAATTGAGTGAACCAAGTAATGATTGTACGCTAAATGTCATGAGAGCATCTTCCTACTTTCTCTGTGTACCGTTTGTTTGCTTGCTTTTTCAAATCGTTCTGTCGGTAAGAACAACGCAATGTCCCACTCTGCAGATACTATTTCAATAAACTTTGACTTTACATGTCCATATAAGTATTTCTTGAAGCAAGGTTTGAATGCTTCATATTTAGAACTACCACTCAGTAACTTATAAGATAATGCAAGACGTGTGTTCTCGTCATACTTTTTGTCTGATGATATTTCATACAGTTCGTCCATTAATGCCGCACGTAACTTGAGTGGCAGGTAATGTAAGTTAATACCATGAAAACCGTCTTTGGTAAACTGCACCATAAAGATTAATGGGAATCTGTCATAGTATGGCAACGTTGCTTTAGTTTTTGGATCGTAGAAAAAATGATACATACGTCCCGGTCCGACTCTTGGTTTTTTAGAATCTGAACTATTTAAAATTGAGTTAGGGTACCTTTGCGACGAACGAGTTTCTTTTGCTTTTTGCCGAAACCACTCTCTTGCTTCCTGTGATCGTGCGGGGATCTGTCCCCTCTTTACACCACGTGCAAGTATGTCGTCGAAGATAATTGCCATTAATATTTGATTCCTAATTCTTTCTCTGTAAGTATCATAAATTTCCATTTACGATCCGCACAATACTCTTCTGCGGCTTTCCATTTAGCACTATTTATACCGAATGTTTGTACCTCGTATAAATAGTTCTTAGTGATGCGTTTACGTTTCGCAGGTTCTTTCGTTTCTTTATGAGGTTTGACTTCAATAAGTATTGTATCGATGTCACCTTCTTTAGTACGAACTTGTATTAAAAAGTCAGGAAAGTATCTGTGCCAACGTCCATCAATGGGAGATTTGTAAGGTATAACAACTTCTTCAGAACACCACTTTAATATATTTGGATTCTGATCAAAGTATACCATACAATGTCGTTCCCACAAAGAACGATAAATAATATTAGTGGGATCACCTTTGTACTTTTTAGGGAACTTGGGTTTGTATTTTCCTTTGTATGCCATAGAGAACCATAATGCCAGAAGTTAATTTAAAAAATATAATAAGTCAAGGCAAATCAGCAGTTGCCAGTGCTCAAGGAAAAATCGAAGAGTTTGCAGGTGCCGCAGGTACCGGAGGTTTCTCTGTATCTGCAGGACCAAACGGAGTTTCCCTTCAGGCAAACTTCAACGAAGTGATCAAACGATCAGCACAAGCACGTAACACTGTCAAATCACCTCTCAAACGATTGTACGATAAATCCGATGTCTTCAAGGGAACTATTCTATTTCCACTTGATTTAGACGATGAACACTATATGATTTATAAGAGAATCAAACGCACCCGTCCAAGTCGCACATCAGAAGGGACAAAAGAAGTTCTCCAAAACATCGTATTACCTATCCCGACAAATCTTAACGTAGGGTATGCGGCACAGTATAACAATGAAAGTTTAGGTGCTATTGGTGCGGCAACATCTGGAATGATGACAAGTTCTGAAGTCGGTGATACTGTTAGTGATTTGGGTTCATTGGTCAAAGATAAAATGGCGGCAACGATGTCTGCGATTAAAAATCAAGACACAGATGCGGCAGTCAAAATGGCAGGACTATCAGCGGCCGCAGGTATTGTAGGTGCGGGTGCGGCAGTCGGTGGACCAGTACTTGGTGCTCTGATAGGTGGAGATCCAGTAACAGGTGCATTCACAGGTGCGATGACTGGTGAGGGAGTAGCAGTTAATCCTCATCTCGCGGCAGTGTTTAAAGGTGTTGGATTTAGAAACTTCCAATTCCAATATAATTTTATGGCTCGCAATGCACTTGAGTCTAGAATGATCCGCATGATAATTAAAGAATTTAAAATGGCAATGCATCCAGATTATGCACTTGGTAAATTGGGTTTCACGTATCCGGATGAATTTGAAATTGAGTTTTCAGAAAAGATCGGACCTTACTTATTCAGAATTCAAACATCCGTATTGAATAGTCTGAATATAACATACAACGGTGAAAGTACACCATTGTTCTATGAGCAAACAGGAGCACCTGTATCTATCGGAATTCAATTAGGATTCCAAGAAACTCGTATTCTCACAAAGAGTAATATGGATGATTATGAAGAAAATCTTACTGATACGGAAGGACCATTCTAATGGCAGGTTATTTTTCATATTTTCCAAAAACACAACATGATCTGACAGGAGACGGAAATTTTGTTTCAGTAACGAATATACTGAAACGTTTTAAGTTTCGTTCTAATCTATTGAATAATGCAGGAACTTTCTATGATTATGTTATTCAGAACGGTGATAGACCAGATACACTAGCACACAAGTATTATGGAAATAGTAAATATGCATGGGTCATAATTTTATTTAACAACATTAAAGATCCCATCTTTGATTGGCCATTGTTTGACAAACAGTTTGATGATAATATAAAAGGTAAGTATGGTTCGATCTCATCTGCACAAGCACAGGTACATGAGTATAGAATTTTTATTAATCAAAAATCCGTGCGAATCGACGGTTCTGTAGTCGATGATTTATATTATGTTGTCGATCAAAATACATACAACTCTTATAGTGGATATAAAGAATCTGTGAGCAAATGGGATTACGAAGTCGAGTTAAATGACAAACGACGTAATATTAAAATACTAGACGATAGATTTTTGAATCAGTTGAAAGACGAAGTTGATACTATACTTGGTGATATTTAATGAGTGAATCCGCAGGATATAGAAACCCCGGTGATATTGAGATCGAGCATCTCAAATTTATTTCTGCCGCAGGACAATTGGTTGATCTCGCAGGTATTGTTACAGAAATCAGCATATTTCAAAATCTTTTTGAGCACTACATGAGATGTCAAATTGTTTTCAGTGATTCTACTGGATTGATAAACTCACTAAAAGGATTTAGAGAAAGTAAAGTTACCGGCGGGTTTACTGGTGGAGACTTGTTTCTCATATCTTACAAATCAAAAGATGATGATTTAAAATTCAAAAAACATTTATTCGCATTGCATGCATTAACTGATCGTTCAAGACCGTCTGAAGATGTTGAAGTATATTCTATTATGGGGGTTTCCTTAGAAGCATATCAAACACTAACCAATAGTATTAGTAAAGCATATGGCGGAACCGAAGGAAATACTATTTCTAAAATGGTTCAAGCAATATGCGAAGAATATTTTATATCAGAAAGAGTGTCGACAGTATATGATATAATATCAAATGCGTTGAACGTTAACATAACAAAATCTTATTCATACGATGAGACAAACGGACTACATAAGTTAATTGTTCCTGATTACTTAGTAGATGATGCGATAGATTTTATGTGCAAAGAAGCAGATAATGACAGACACATACCTTACTATTTGTTTTATGAAAATTCTTCTGGTTATCAATTCAAAGATTTGAGCAATCTTGCTTTACAGGAAGTAAAAGAAAAATATACCTATCAGGTAACTAATAATAATGAATCAAAATCAGGTGAAGAATATTCTGATAGAACAAAGATTATTGATATCACCGTCGATAGACAAACTGATATTCTGATGAATGCTACTGAAGGATTATTTAGTTCAACTATGACGACTATCGATTTGTTGACTAAAAAGAAGACAGATATTTCTTTTAGATACGATGACTATCAAAGCAAATTTGTCAAGATGCAAAATGACGATTATAGACTTTCCGGATCTTTTTTAGATGGTGACGGTGTAGGTTATCTTAGCACAACAAGAACTGGTCATGACTCATCTGTATTTTTTAGAAATGAATCACCAATAACTAAACGCATTGATTCTTTTTATAATGCAAAGCAATCTTTCTTCAGGCATATGTGCAACACAAAAGTCGAAGTTACAGTACCGGGAGACTCAGAAATTCAGGTCGGGGATTGTGTTTATCTAGAAATTCCTGTTGCAACTAATCTAGAAGACTCAGCATCAGATCAAGATAAATATGTAAGTGGAAAATATTTAATCACAGAATTAAGGCAACAAATGGGAAGCAAAACTGGAAGTACATTTATAACTACTTTCAAATGCGTAAAAGATACGGGCATTAAGATATGATACTAGGATTTAAAGAACACGTCGATGTCAGAGACTATCAACAATTAGACGAAAAACTAATCATGTACAACCAAGGCAAACGATACGGACAGGTCGTGTTCTTGGCAGGTGGTGCGGGTTCTGGTAAAGGGTTCGCACAG